ATGGCAGTGGTAGAAGTAAAGCTCAGCGTAGCTGATGTCACTTATGCAACCATCGAAGCGGTGGAGCGTTACAACTTTAATCGTGACAATGGCGCAGATGTTGGCAAGGTAAGCAAGACATGGCCAGAGGCTATTGCTCGTGACATATGCGGTGTGATCGCAGAACTAGCCATGGGTAGATGGCTTGATAAGTTTCCATTCTCGCTCTTTGAAGATCGCAAAGATGGCGACGTTGGTCATTACGAAGTGCGATCAACTGCTTATCCATATGGCAAGTTACTGCTACAACCAGATGACAATAAGAATCGTAGATACTTTCTTGTTACTGTCGACGGTCACTATAAAGCCAGTATTCTAGGCTGGATTTGGGGCTGGGAAGGCATACAAGATCACTTCTGGGATGAAAAAATGCCAGTGCCATGCTACGCAGTTCCGCAGAACTTACTCCACGATCCAGAGGAATTAGATTGACTTGGTTAGATGAAGCACAAGAAATTGCCCATACAGTCGCTCGGCAAGTGCACCGTAAATACAACACTTACTTTGATGCAAGTGATGTCAAGAATGAACTTATCGTGTGGGTGCTGCGCCGCGAGACGAAGGTCAAAGAGTGGCTTGAGCATGATAAAGATACTGAAGATTATCGGACTGGTGTGCGCATGCTTGCCAAAACTTTGCAACGCCATGCTGAGAAGTATTGTCGCAGAGCTAAAGCGCAAGCGGCGGGCTATGAAGTAAGAGATGAATTTTTTTACTCAGCAGAGATGCTAGAACAACTACTGCCATTTGCCTGGAGAGATGTTGTGCCTACCAGTAACCCAACGGGTGAAAAGGTTGGTGGTGGTGGCAATCCCGCTGAAGGCGGTAACTACATCATCTCACTCTTTGATGTACGCAAGGCTAAAGATAAGCTAGAACCAGATGATCAGTTGCTTTTGCATATGAAATATGTTGAAGCAATGACCTATGAACAAATCTCTGAGTCACTGGCTATCTCTCGCTCATCATCAGAGCGCAAAGTTAAGGCCGCGCTTCGCAGAATTACCCGCGAACTTGGCGGGGAAGATCCATGGACAAGAAAGAAAGTAGAAGACTGATGGCTACCTATGAATATCGTTGCCAGATCTGCAATATCGAAATGGATGTTGAGCGATCAATGTTTGAAGAGGCTATCGATCCGCAGTGTTGCGGTATTGCAATGCGCCGCACCTATTCCAGCCCAACTGTAAAGTTTAATGGGTCTGGCTTTTATTCCACCGACAATGCCAACCCAAGGAGTTAACATGCCATCAACAATCACAGTGGTAGATGAGTCGAAGACTCTTGGCACAAAGTTGCCTGCTATCACACAAGCGCTTAATATCTTTTCTAAGCAAGTAACGACAGCGTGGGGTTTGCCACCTCAACCAGTAGTCATGGGCAGTGCCCGCGGTAATGGCACATGGAATGTCTGCTTTGTCCCGCAGTTTCCTAACCCTTCACTTGCTAATGTGGCCTACGGCTACCATGAACTTGATAGCAATAACAATCCTATTGCCTATATCAGAGTCAATGCTTATGGCTCACGTAATCCATACGGAACATATATTAAGCCACTGACAGTGCTTGGTAGGCAGATCACCAAGGCGTTTTATACACCTGGTATTGCAGCTGTAGCCATGCATGAACTTGCTGAAATGCTTGTTGACCCGCAGATCAACGCGTATAAGTTGGCACCAGATGGAAAGCAATGGCTATGCGAGATATGCGATCACACTGTAGGTAACTATCTCATTTCGCCAGATGGCTACAACGCCAACATCATCGCTCCGGACTTTACCTGGCCAGCCTTTTACAATGTCAATAGTCCTGCACCATATTCACAGATGAATGTGCCTACAAAGCCATTTACTTTGGTACGCGGAGCGTATGGCTACTATAAGAATGGCAATAGTTATACGCCACTTACGGCTACATCAGAGCTATTAGATAAAGAATAAGCCCCGCGGATAGGAACGCGAGGCTTATCGTTATGCGTGGATAGGATCACGCACCGTCGCAATTATACCATAGTCATCGTCCGCTATGCGCGAGCAATGCTTTTCGTAGTCCTTGCGAAGTTGATTGACAGTGTTGTATGGCCCAATGGCAATAGCAACCTTCACACTTGGATGTACAACGACGGCCATGTACTGCTCACGCTTGGCGGTTAATTCCTCAACCAGCTCCCAAACGCGCTTAGCCATATCCTCGCTTGACTCTGCATCCTCTTCAAGCAGGGCAGCCATCTTTTTAATCTCACTTGGCTTGGCTTTCATCAGTAGCCACCTAAGCAATCTTTGGACTTGGTGTGACGGCGGTATTGCAAGGCGTACATGGTCTTAGTCGGGGCAAATAGTTCTACCTTGCAAGCACCACAGGTGCCATACCATTCATCAGCTTCAATATCGTAAGTCATTTAGTTAGTTTCCCCATCCAATACTTACACGCGTCAACATTTTCATGCAGTGTGAGATAGCCATAGATCTGGCGGTTATCGAGATATTGTGGCACATTATTCTTGCGCCAGTTGCGAGCCACGCGGACATATTCGTAGTCATCAGTACCATCAAAATAACTGGTCTTGTCTAGCACCTTGTTATCAATTAGATAGGTACAGTGAACCAGGTCAACCTCTTTGATACCCCGCACTACGCCATTAAGCAGAGCAAAATACTTGTCACTATTCTGAAAGTAGCCAGTAGCTGTTACTGGGTGATGATAGTTGCTGTAGCCAGCATGATCTTCTTCACCTTCTGCCACTGCATAGCGCAGAATAGGGGCAATAACGGGTCTATTAGCCTCTACCAGCGTGCGTAGAGTGTCTGGTAATAGAAAGTTGTCCACATCGCAGACAAAGTAGTGTGCGCCCATATCCTTAGCGTCTTGGATACCTTCCTGGCGTAACTTGGCGAGCACATCAAAGCGTTCAGCGTTCCATTCATGCACGCCAAAGCGTTGCACCTGCTCTGGCACATCATCACTTTCAAACCATGTCGCACGCCATTCAAAGAGACGAGCGTCAGACTCATAGCCTTGTGCAGCGCGAATAGGCTGCTCATAGATCCATTCTTCAATGATCGCTGCTGTATCGTCGTTGTTGTTGTTAGTTCTAAAGCTAAGAATGATCTTATCGCGTGGGTAGTTCAGGTTATCTAAGTTCTGCTCTAGCCAGTATGGCAGTACTTTAGCCTTATCTTTAGCTAGCACATGGAAGTAAATCAGTGGCAGTTCATGATCATACATCTTGCACCCACTTGTACATGCTGTAGTGAGCGATACGGCGCACAGTCTCTTGGCTTATGCCATAACGCTTGGCCAGATCGATTACATTAACTGCGGTAGTCCCGCGGCCTTCGGTAGTCTTGGCCACCTTGTATTCTCTGCGGATAGTCCGCACAGCTTCTTCATCCAATTTTAGTACCATCCTATCCTCTTTTCATGTTCGAGAGCGTTACATGCGTTATTATTCCAGTGAGTCATGATGTAACGCAAGCCCCACCTAATTTGAGTTTGATAATCATATTTATAGTCTCTGCCAAATTGAGCCATCTTGCTCGCGGGAAGTGCTTGCGGTATTCCCCGCGACCCCGACCGTCGATTAACGGCCTTGTAATCCCAACGACTTTCCATAGTCCAGAGAGTCAATAGACAGCCCCACTGGTGAGCATTCCCACCTTGGCGTTCGTAGAGAACGCGAGCAAAGTGCTTGGCAGATGGCAGATGATCGCTGATCGCAATTGATGGGTTATTCGACAACCAAAGAGATGCTACGACTACTCCCAAAAATCCGACGATGTATCTTTTGCGACATGTTGCCTGTCGATGAATTGAAATGTTGATGTCTTTGGCCTTTCTCTCATTGTCACCTTTACTGGTAGTACGCCAGCTCGGGTAGCCTTTTGCCTAATATGCACCCACATCACTGAGCGGTCATGAACACCTTGCAGCATGCCAACTGACTTACGTCGCTCAACTGGCAGTGTCCCGCCGTATATTCCATAGTCAATTGTATGCGTATCTTCCATTGCATATTCAAGGCATGAGTTATCTCTAAACAGAGGACATTCTTGGCATATCTTCATAGCTAGAACGGCGTTCTCGATGGTGCGTTCTTGCGCAGCTCTGGCAGCGGGTGACGGCGACCCGCCACGGGTAGTATGTTCTGGGTACCACCACTCAGGGTCATATTCAGGATTGGCACATGATGGCTTAGCGTCGGGCTGTAGTGGCATTAAATGTACATCTCCTTGATCTTGGTGCGAATGACGTGAAGATCTTCACCACCGATACGCCCGAGTGTATCGTTTATCGCTTGCTGCTTGTTAATAATCTCCATTACATCTTTTATGGCCCTATCGTAGCCCTGGCTGAAGGCTTGTTCTTTGATAAAGTCGACAGTTACTTCAGTATTTTTCGCTGCCACACGCGCTTCTGGGCGCGGTTCAACTGCACCAGTAGGCGCGTTATTATGGCTGGCAGCTGCAAAGCTGCTTGTCTGGTATTCGGTCATTATCCTATCCTTTCGCTTGATTAATTTTCGGCCCAATCCGCCCACGGGGGCGGTCATGTGTGAAAATACAGAAAGAGCGCGAGAGTGTCAAGCCCCCGCGCCCGTGTCTCTTGCTGTTTATTTATTCACTGTCGGGGCTGTAAATTATCTCCCCGTGATACTTCTCCGCGTCGCATTTCGGGCACCATGCCGAGAAAGCGTCGATGTATCGCCAGAGATGGCGGCAGCGTGCGCTCATACCTTAGCCCCCTCGCAATCAGCATATGGCAGCTCTTGCTTATCTTCTAGATCTTCACATGCGCACCAGTTAAACCGCTGAACCGCTGTCGCGTGAGTTAGATCTGCTAGCTCTTGCCATGAAATTGAGTCGCTCATTCTTCATCTTCTCCCTTATCTGGCGAGATGATAAAGCTCGCCCCTGTAGGTTCATCATGCGACCATCTAGTAACTGTAAACTCGTTAGTTTCATCATCATATTTAAACTCTAGCGACCAATCGCCGCTAAAAGTAAGAGAATCTAGCAAGGCCTTACTATTGGCCTTGATAATCGCGTAGCCGCTTAAATATTGCCATGTCATGCGCCGCCCCTCGATGCGTAAATACTCGCATTTATTGAAAGCGGCATAATCCTCGACTAGCTCTTCAAGATAATCGAGTTTATATTCAAAACACTGGCCGTCGCAATAGGTACACTCTCGCGTATCCTGCCCACACTCTTGACAGGTCGCATCTTCTGTACCCACCGAACACGCGTCGCATATGCGACACTGGCAAGAGTTAGTTAGATCGATGAGATATTCGGGTGAAGGTGCTGTAGCTGTATCCATCTTAGTATTCTCCCTCTTGAATGTTAATCATCTCTTGCGCGTAGCGATAAACCGCGCTCTCTTCATCTGTAATCAATTCGGTGGCCGTATCGAACCAATCCGAGAAACGATAAGTGAGAGTGTAAATATCCGTCCCGCGATGAATTACCTCGAGATGGCTAGCAGGGCCACCCCATGAGAGTGTGATCACAGTATGCTTGCTTGAGTCGATGCCTAGCGCGTACTCATACAGCTCGCTGTACGCATCATCCATCTGGCTAGTTTCGCTCTCCTCGCTCTCTTGATCGACTTTACCGTCGATTACGTCGTAGATCGCGCCTAGACTTTCTTCTGTATTCTTTAGGCTGTCTGCTATGCGCTCAGCGCACGTTAGCTCTTTTGTATCCATGTCATGTCCTATCTATGGCTGAATAGCTCGAGTTAGCTACTCACCGCCGCCCATAGGCTAGGCCTATGAGCGACAGAAAGCATCTACCGATTAACTATAATAAAGCATACAGCGAAATAAAAGGCCATCCCGAAAGCTGACCAGAAGATAAAGCGTACAGCTGATCTTATTCGATAATAAGTC